AACCTCACCCTCATAGGGGGTCTCAGTCATGCCTTCAACATTCTCTCTTATAAAGTTCTTAGCTGCATCAACAAGTTCAGGGTGTGTATCTCTCATAACTTCCCTGCGGACATCCTCTGGGACATAGGAGACATCCATCTTCTTGCCAGTCTTATACTCTTCAAAAGCCTCAGCAAATAATTCCTTTGGCATAGCAGTATCTTCCTTAAATAGCTCACTGAATGTGCCTACATTCTTCATAATAGTATGGAACTTAGCCTCCAGGTCTTGATAGGCAAGATGCCCAATCTCGTGAGCAAGCTGGCTTGGTAAGCTAGTAATATGCCTAAAGAACAACCTTATATGACCATCTGGAGTAACATCAACCCCAGCTGGGTCAGTAGTCTCCTCAATAGACTTAACCTTAGCTTTCATATAATCTGGGTATGTAGCTAGTTCACTGTCAATCAAAGCTCTTGGCTCAGTAACTGCCTCAGCAGTAGGGACAATTCCCTTAGTCATAACATTGGTATCACCTTCCTGCTTATATCCTACCTTCTCAAAGAGATGCATAAGCCTGGGTTCAGCTGCTATGCTTACAGACTTCTTACCTTGAGCCCTAGCCATATCTACCAGTAGGGTGTCTAATTGCCTCAATAATGAACGAGTCAATGCTCCCTTTGTATGGATAGCAATACGATTGACAAAGAGGGTATCCTTCTGGGGGACAGCTTTAATTGCTCCTACTGATTCTTTTACCCCCTTCAAGTTAATCGCATAAAGACCCTCTTCAAGTTTAGATTCTGTAAGAGTTACTTTTGCACCAACTGGTATAACAGGAGCAACTGCTTCCTCTCTAAGGTTGGTCAACTGTTCAATCATCACAGCCTTGTCAGCTTCTAAGTTTGCAATCTGTTCCTTTATAGCAGTGACAAACTCAGTTGCTTCCCTTATCTCTGAAGGAGTACCAATGACCTCTGCTTTATCTAATCTTGCTTCATACTCAGGAAGCTTCTTTGTTAAGTTCTCTATATCATCATTGGCAGTCCCTATCTTATTCTCAAGGTTGGTTATCTTCTCTGTTATATCTGACCCCATCTCTCCAGTTGTTTCATCCCACTTTGTATAACTTACAGTCTCAGCCCACCTCTCAGCAGCTATCTCCTCTTGGGCTCTATTTACCTCTGCAGACTCTACAGCTGCCTCTAGTTCTTCTCTAACTTCAGTATCTATTTTCTGTACAATAGTTTTGTACAAGGGGTGATTCTCACCAATCTCCTTACTAAGAGATGCCTTAATTTTATCTATGGCATGAGAACTACTTCCTATTACTTGTCCAGAACTCCCCATTATAGTAGTTAAAATAAATGTCTGTGGGGCGACTTCCTTAAAAGCCTGCCACCACCCTATCTTTCCCTCTCTTAATCCAACTTCTGCCTCTATGGCAACTTGACCTTTCTGTGTGATAGTCTCAGTTAGTACTTCCTCACCATACATCATAGCTAATTTATTTACTATTTGAGTAGCCATTGTCCCACCAATCATTTTTCCTAAAGGCCCGACTAAAACCTGTGCAAAGAGTAAGTTACCAGCAGCCTCTGGTATTGCTTCCCAGAGACCATACTGCGTTGCCTTAGCAGAGAAATCTTGTTTCAGTTTATTCTCTTCCTCTAGGGTCAATCCCCTACCTGTTTCTCTAATTTGCTTATCATTCATTAACTCAAGATATTGCTGCATTATCTGATAAGAAGTTATTCGGAAAGCAATTACTCCAGATGTAGCAGTCCCCACTGACCAAGCTATTATTCTACCAACTTGATGAGACCTAGTAGCAATACCAATTGGAATACCGACAAGTAGTCCAATACCCATAGAGGTAAGAGAATAGGCTAAATTGCGTGATGATTGAGCTACTTCCACCATAAACGATGCATCAGGATATAATACAGCAACATCCTGAACGAACTTATCAATATCTTCGTTAGCTTCATCAATATACTTATCTGCCCAATCCTTATTGACTACACTTGCTCCATCCCAACCTACCTTACCTTGCATCGCTGTCAATATTGTTGCTGCCCACTGCCGAGGAAGATGGCGTAAACTTTGCCCAAATGTTCTAAGAAGGGATGCGAGTGAAATCTTCTCTGTAGGTAAAACCTCTCCACCTCTCTCTGCAACTGCCAACATGTGTGAGCTAAAACGACGCCCACCTAACTCAGGTATTGGGTCTCCAAGCATAAGTTCCTTATCTGTTAATTTACGACCTATTTGATGCTCTATCCAAGCTACAGTAGTACCAGTCCAATCAGGAGGCATAGGCTGTAAAAAAACTTTTTGTGATGGTTCAGTCACATTAGTTGATAAGGCTAGTTCGTCTATAAGAACTGGTTCCCCTGTAACAGAAGAAATAGGAACTATTCTTTCATTTGGCTCATCATAGTAGCCCATAAGGTTAGTGCCAAACCATACATTGTTATCCTTATCCACTCTGTAGGTAATAGTAGTATTGGTAGCAGGGTCTATGATAGGATTGTTATTATTGTCAAGGGGCATAATAGTCCTGTTTCCTGCTAACATATCATTGGCTCTCTGGAGGGCAGCTTCCATTGATTCCCCCTCTACTTGGGGAGCACCAAGACTTGCAAGCAAGTCCTGGAGGTCTTTGATACGCTGTTGCATCTGCTCATCGGTAGTAAGTGAAGCAGTAGCTGGGGGATAAGCTGCTTGAAGTGCTCTAGCTATCTCCTCATTGTTCTGGGAGAAAGCTACTGAGCTTAATAGCTGTGTAGGACTTATCTTAGTGGGGGCATATGATAACCACTCCTCAATAGTCTTATCTGTGGTTGGGAGCCCAGTTGATACCTTCTTGAGAATATCCTCTCTGGACATCTGAGCTAATCTCTGTGCATAAGAAGCAACCCAAGCAAGCTCATCCTCATTGAAGTTCGTATTAAGTTCTTGAAACCTTTGCTTTAGTTCTGTTGAATCTGTAACAGGTGTACCTAGCAAAGCAAGATACTCAAGACTCTTCTCAATGAAGGGGAGTTGGTCAAGAACTGTCTGCTTTCTTAGAAGCTCCTTATACTCAGTTTCTACCCCTATTAGTCTGTCAGCAGCTATCTCAGGGGTTAATCCATAATCATACCCCCATCGCCAAGGAGTAAATAAAGCAATAGGGCGTTCAAAAGCAGTGCCAGAAACAAACCCCCTAACTACCTTTTCAATAGCAGGTACTTTAGCCCATGCTTCAGGAGTAAACTTCTGAGCATAGATTTGCTCCATCTGAGCTTTCTGCTTCTCAAGGACATCTAAGCGTGATTGCTCTTCTTCTCCCCAGGTAGTTGGGAATGGTGGTAGTGCTGTTATATTCTCCATATTAACCTCTTATTACCTTTCCTCTTCCGACCATGTTTCTTAAAGCTTGAGGGGTAAACCCAGCTGTTGCTTCAGGAGGGGCTACACCTGCTGTAGTCTTAGGAGTCGCTGCTCCACCAGCTGCCTCTCTAGCAATATTAGCTTGAGTCATTTGGGAGGCTCCTCCTTGTCCAGGGGCTGGTACTCCCAGCTGAGCTTCTAACGCATCTGCAGCCTTTCTAAATAGGGCTGCCTGCTTTTTATCACCATTAAAGTCAAGATAATCAGCATGAGTTCTAAATCCAGCTATTTGTTCTATAAGCTGAGCAGTAGGTGAATTTAACATTCTATCAATAGTTCTACGCCTGATAATTCTTTGTGGGTCATTCTGCTTTAAGACCTCTTTTATAATAGTAGCCTCATCAAGGAAGTCCTTTAGATAGGTAGCTATTGTTCCTCTCTCCAAGAGGTCTTTAGTGGTAGCAACATCTGATTCCACAATGATATTAACATCATCGGGGATGTCTGTTGGCTTCAACTTCTCTAGGAATTTACCTTTCACATTGAATACACGCTTGGAAGATTTAAGATTAAATAGCCAGAACTTATCAACTTCACTAATGATAAAGTGCTTAGCATCCATGAAAGGATAAAGGATTTGGTTAGCTGAGCTTGAAGCTAATGCTGATAAGGCATAGCCTGACTCACCAGCTACCATTCCATAAACTGCATCATTGAAGCTACCCTTCTGACTCTCCCTCTTCATCTCCATCAAGTGAGCTTGGATTTCTATGGGAATAGCTGCAGGAGGGAGTCTTTGTAGTCCTGCTTCTCCTGGGGCATAGTGAAAGAGAGCACCTCTTTCCCTTAGTTGCTCAGGGGTAGCCTGTGGACTCTGGCTAAACTCTTGAGTCACTGGCTGAGCAGTATCCCTGAGTATCTGAGTTATCATTGTTTGCCACTTATTAAAGGCTTGAGACACTGACTCATTGACCTCAAAGATACCTCTACCTGCAAGTCTCTTCCAATCCATACCCCTTGGAGTTAGACTACCTTTATCAGGAAAGCCCCCAACTGGAGCAACCATAACCTTCATTTCTGGTCTGTCCACCCAAGGAGTCACAGCCTTACCATCAATCAAGACACAATTATAGAATGTATCTTTGTACAACCTCCAATAGTCATCCAGCATAACTTCTACTGTGGCAAGGGAACCAGGAACTTCCTTGTAATTCCACCCATTCTTTTCTGCTTTAAGTGCTGCTTCTGCCCTTGTTACCTTATAACTGTGGACACACCCTACCAGCTTATTATCAGCAAATCTAGGGTAGGTATCAAAGGGATTCCAAAGTTGGGCAGTAATAAAACCAGTAGTACTGTCAAAGTAAAAGACTTCTGAGTGCCAACCAAGGGTAAGAAGATAATGACCTAGCTCATCTAAGAAAGGCATAGAACCACCAAGTTGCCTATCTCTATCTATTTTACTCCACATATATTTACAACCCCTATCTACCATAGCTCTCTTGTCTAGCTCAATAGAGGACTCATCTTGGATAGGGATAGAATGGGATAATTCCCCCCTTGTCAACAGATAATGAGCCATATTGTAGAAAGTCTGAGGTTCGTTACTGATATAGGATTCCAGTCCTCTAGAAGATAGTGTATCAAGTAAGACAAGTACCTTATACCAATCTTGGAACTTTTTATTCCTCTGACCCCAGTAATTCTTCAGGACAATTATATCCTGTTTAATTTCATTCTCTTGTAGCAAATTTGCCATATTTTCCTCCTATTTTCTCTATATCCGCATAAGGCATCTCACCACCCCCAGTCGTTGTACGAACCTTGATACCCTCTGGCAACTCCTGCAGTCTTTTTTACAGTGATTGCTATCATAAAAGCTAAAGCCAAATCATCATAGGTCTGTGCTTGCTCCCTATATTTAGTCTTTAGCTTAACATATCTGTAGCTACGAAGTTGCCTCACAAGGTTTGAATCCCATATCTTAATCTTTGGCAGGAATTCCCTGGTAATAGTCATCATCAGGCTTCTTGTCTGGTCATTGCTCCACCAACCTCGCTGGGTTGTTATCTTACCAGAAGTAAAGTCCCTTTGATGGGTAATATTGGGATAGTCTTTCAACTGCTCCAATACTGCATACCCTGTAAAGTTCCTTTCCACTGCTATTTCTGCTTTATTATACCAAGTTGCCATCCTTCTCAAGATATCAGCAAACTGATGTGGCTCCATTCTTGCTTGGAAGGTAGCACAAACTCTCCATAAACTATCCATAACAACAGCAGCACTATAACTGCCTTCAGGTGCTCCTGATGCTGTATCTGCCCCTATAACATAGCTCATCTTATCTATTGGTGGTATCCAGTAGTTCCATCCAAATGGATGTCTCTCACTATCATAACAGAAATTGGCAAGGTCTGTCAAGAGGGTCTGGTCAAACACAGGGTCTCCAACTGTAATAAAACAATCAACATCATTCTCTGGGTACTCAACATAGAAGAGACCACCTTTCTCAGCTAGTTTGAACCTTCTCCATCGTATCTGGTCTTCATCTAGGTGATGAGTGTCCACAAGGAACTTCTCATCGTCAGTATAAGTTAGCTCAAGCCTGTCCTGTTGCTGTAGCAGATTAAGAACTTCTGGGTTTTGTGGGTTCTTAGATATTCGATAGCCATCATCTAACCACCAAGGAAAGAAGAAAGCCTTGTAGGGACTCTTGCCTTCCCTGGCTTTTACCCAAGTCTCAAAGAAGACATTGTTCTCTCCATTGGGAGAACTTTCTAACGTTAGTTCACCATTGAGGGAGATTGCATCTTGGATACCTGATAGTACCTTATCACCCTCTTCATAGAAGGCTACCTCTGATAAATGACCTTTGGTTAGGGTATCCCCCCTTGCAAAGGCTCTTGCCCCAGCTGTACCAATATAGATACTACTGTGCATCTCTGGAAATGTCTTCTCAGACCTTGACTCAGCACCAATCATAGGCTTTGGCTCTGACATTGACTCATGGTAGAACTGTACCCTGTCAAGAAGCCTCTGAGTAGCTCTGGTCTCATGTGATACTACAGCACAAGCAGAATGCTCAATGAAAACACAAGTCAAATACATATCTGCTAAGATAGAAGATGATATCCCTACCTGCCTTGCCTTCAAGATAATATTTCTTAGGCTCTTGTTAGCATGGAATTGCCTCTGAACTTTATTGAACACATAGGGGACAACTATGCCCCTCTTATTAACAATGTAGAGTAACTTGGCTGCAAGGTCAATAGTATTTAATTTGGGGATTACTTCAGACATAGCACCCTCATTCTCCTTATACATCCTTTGGGGATGGCAAAGCTATGAAGTTTATTACCTAACATACTGATATTTGGACATACCTCTATTTCTTTACCATCCTCCCTCAATAAGATACCCAAAGAAACACAATGGGATATATTATCAGGCTCATGCCTACACTTCCAGGAAGATGAAGAACAGGAATCATCCCATTCAACCAGTATCATCCTCATTTCCAGCTAAACCCCTGCTTCCTCAGTGACCTTCGTAGTCTCATCAGTGGTTTGTTCACCACTCGTGATAAGGTCGCCCTCCGAATGTTGGAGCGACTCGCTGCTAATTTCCTTAAACTTGCCATCTATCTCTCCTTGTTCTATCTGGTCGGGTTGCTTGGTAAATATTTGCTGGACACGCTGACTCCAAGACAATACTTTTACATTCTGTGGTACTGTATCAAGGTCGGACATCAATTTTGAATATACTTCACGAGCTAAATGAGTCTTAGAAAGCTCATAATGCCCACTTTCTATCTCCTCTTTAAGCTTAGATACTATCTTACTTTCCAAGAGGACTGCCTCTAGTTGGTTATTCCTTCTGAGGAGTTGTACTGCTTCTTGTCGGTAGTTCTGTATAAGTTCAGGCAATTGATGGTAAACAGTAGCAAATTCTTCATTCTTAAACCAGGAATTATAGGTTCCTTTGGCAACACCAACCAAGTTCATGCTTAGGTCTGCATCCAAGCCAGATACCCTCATAAGTATGAAGGTTCTCTTACGACCAGTTATAGCTTTGATTCTATCCAGCAGATTATCCATACAGTAAGATGATAGCACCTCTAATCAATTCTGTCAAGTCCCCTAAATTCCCCAAAAAACATTGGAAAAGGCTTGACAACTTTCAATAAATATGTTACACTTAGGGGTAATAATAGATATGACTTTCAATTAAAGTAGATATGTACAAGTATACACTACAACAGAGTTTAAAAAGGGGGAAAGAATGACACACACAATACAATTCATGGAACAAGTAAGAAAAGGCACAGAGGCAGGAGAAATATGTTAAAGTTTGGTATAGCTAAGAATGATAGTTTACTCTGTCATTGGTGTAAAGAAAATATACCTTATGGGGAACACTATGTTGCTCTCTTCTTCTCAGTAAAGTGGGGAGAGAGAAAAGTTAGAAAGAGTTTTATTTTTCATGTTGACCCATGTTACATTGAATGGAAAGTTGCAAGTTTTAATGATAAGTATAGTTATTGGAAAACCTCTTTAACAGAACCAAAGAAGCGAGGTAGACCTAAGACATATCAAAATGGTAAAGAAATCCACAGGATGAAATCTTTGATTACTTATCATAGGAAAGCTGGTAACTTGGACAAGGTTGGGGAATTGGAGGAGCAATTAGCTAAGATAACTATTGGGGCTTGACAAAATAAAGACTTTGTGCTAAGATAATTGACTGGTGTGACCGAACAAGACGCTATGCAGGTCTATGGTGGCTGTCGGCTAGGCGATGAGTCTAGTGCTCAGGCTAATTCTGTGAGAGCAAACGACAGTGCTGTTCATCCATAAACAGATGTTACTACTGCAGAGGATGACAAACTTGGAAGAGAAGACACGGCAAAGGTCAGAAGTGGTTGATGCTAGTGCGGTTCTTCCCACCAAACTTAGGTATTGGGTATAGAGTCCCACAAGGGTGGCATCTGCTTTTTCCCAGTGCAATAAGCGGGTATGCAGATGTTACAAAATTCTCAGGCTACTACCACATATACTGCTAATATTACCACCATATCTATCACCTACATTACTCTCATTGTACTTTATCCTGCCTCTTTTTAGGGAAATCTGGATTTTTACGGAAATCTGGATTTTTACATAAGTCCAACTTCGCCTTGCCATCGGTAGGTGGTCGCAGACTATCGGGGGGACACCCCCTAGCTAAATTTGACAAAGCTTGATAGGTATGATATACTAGCTACGCTAGGGATAAAGCCTAGTCTGTACATTAACAATAGAATACCGAAGCAAGGTTGATAATGCTAGTTGTCATCTGCCTTGTACTATTCTTATAAGAATAAGTAAAGGAGGAGATGATAATGGAAACTATCAACGCAACACTAAGCCAGGCTATCTTACTAGACTTGCTAACCGAATCACAGCTGCAGGACATGGCACAAGCTAATGCCAACTCGCCCGAAGTAGTCAAGCTTATCAATGCTAGGCTAGAAGCTAATGCTAAGGCAATGGCTGAAGCTAAGGCTATGGCAGAGTTCACAGAGCTTTTGCCAAACCTAGACCTACCCCCTGCCCCCGAAGGTGTACGCAACATTTATCGGGCTTGGCATCAGGTAAGCAGACCACTAACCAAAGCCGAAAAGAAAGACTTGCAAGCTACCTCCCCAGACATCACCAATGAGGAGCTTGATAACCGAAGGGTAGAGACTGACCAATGGGCTTGGGGCGACTGGATAATCAACAAAGCTCTGAACGTGGCAAAGGTAGGAGCTACCAGAGCTAGGGATAACACCCGAAAGCTGGCAATCACCATCGCAAAGCGGGAAGGCATGACACTCATCCCAGTAGGCAACTTCAGGACTAGCAAGGAAGCGTGCGAATATCTAGGATTAGCTACTGGCAAGGATAGTGCCAGAAGAGTACTAGAAGCTCACCACTACATAGTAGATAGCTACGATGGCAATGACTACTTAGTCAAGACCACAATGTAAAGATTCCCCCCTGATACTAGCTAAGGGGGGCTTTTTATTATCCCCCAAAGCTCACAAAGCTAAGCTGGCAAACTATCACCCAACAATCACCTAGCAATCATAGCACTGAAGTAGATATGAATGCTGCCTCAAGTCAGCACCAAAGCTTATTTTCACTCTAAAGAAATTGTGGGCATTGTAAGTGTAGGGGGCTTTAGCTATTGACATTCACTGTAGGGTATGATAGAGTGGTAGCATAGGTAGAAAAAGAATCAGGAACTTTAACAATTGAATAGATGGGGTGAGAGCAGGTATGGTATGAGGAGCTAAGATGTCAATTACAGTAAGACTCTGGAGTGATAAAGATTTACAATCTCTAAAGAGGGATAAGTGGCTTGCTACAGTATTTATGAATGCCAAGACATTCAGCAAGGAAGAGATTGTTTATTATCCCTATGAGGCAAGGAGAACCTATATCTGTGGATGGTATGATGTGCCAGAGCCAATCACCATATATGCCACAGATGAAAGGATGCTTCTGAGGTTTTTAGATGCAGAGTACACAAGGCGACCTGACTCTATTCGCCAGAAGATAACTCAATACAGACCTGTTAGATTTTAAGTAAAGCCTATAAGTCCTGACTACTCACCCCATCTATTCAGTTATTGAAGAAGATTTCTGGATGAATTAGTATGGAAGATGAAGTACCACAGAGGAGGAGGATGTTCAAAAGGGACAGGATATGCTTTGAGATAAGTATAGTATTGATTATCATAATGATAGTCATAGGACTAACGTCTAGGGCTGTACTCTAGTAATGGGGATAGAATGAGAATTACAGACTATATCTTAGACCACAAGATAGCACCCAGACAATTCAAATGCTCTTATTGTGGGAAGCCAGTGGAACAGGGTAATGTATATGCCAAGACCAACACAGGTAGGTTCTGTGTAACCTGTGAGGACAAAGGCAGAATACCCCAACCTGTGTCAGTAATCTAACCTCTTTACCCCTCCCATCAGCAAGCATCCAAGTCAGATATATTATTGAGGCTTTAGCTGCTGGGAGGGGATAAGGGGGTTAAGGAGACCCAGCCACCCAACGCTGTACTCTGTGGGTGTACCAATGCGGGGGCAGAACACAACAAGTAGTAGATACTGGCTACTGGCTGGGTTACAGGATGGAAGTACAAGAACTTTGGTATTGTAGGGTTTGTCATAGGAACTATCCAGCACTACCAACTCCCAATGGTAAGATTCAGGGAAACATTCATTGGAGTCAGACTCATCTGTCATCATGAGGCAAGATAAAGTACAATGAGAGTAATAATAGTAATTATACTAGTAGTAATCTTTGTGACCTGTATAACTTATATTCGAAGGAGGTGAAACCGATGAGCAAGAGAGATGATAGAGCTAGAGCAGAGTTGGGACTAATCTTCAGGGATGGACACGTCTGGAAGAAAAAAGATTGGTA